AAACGAGCTAAATCTAGATGTAGCTTTATTTGTTTTGGGTCAAGGCGTAATGCTACAAGACCCAAGAGAAAGAGAAACAATGTTAAAAATGCTAAATTCATCTAGGTCATACGATCCACATGCTCCATGTTTGAAAATATGGCATCAAAATGACTTGGGCCCAAGAATTGGAGTTGGGGACTATTATGTGTTTCCATTTTTTGAAGCAGATAAATTGCATAATTTTGAAGTCCGGGGTTTAAACCACACCACTGGAGTCTTCACTGCATCAAAATGGGGCAAAAAAGTTTTAGAAGACAATGGAGTAAAAGTTCCAGTTTTTGTTGCTCCTTTAGGTGTAAACACTAAGATTTTTAATAATGAAGAATCCCTGAAAATTAAGACAGATAAATATGTATTTTTGCATGTTGGTAAGTGGGAAAAAAGAAAAGGCCAAGATTTCCTACTACAAGCATTCGAGAAAGCATTTAGTCCTGACGATAATGTAGAACTGTGGCTAGTACCCCATAATCCATTTTTAAGTCCACAAGAAACAAATCAGTGGCTGAATTTAGTAAATAATAATGCATTGTCGGACAAAATTAAGGTTTATAATAGATTACCTACGCAACAAGATCTTGCTGAAGTAATGAGAGAATCTGATTGTGGTATATTCATGAGTAGAGCAGAAGGATGGAATAATGAAATTCCAGAAATGATGGCCTTAAATAAGCCCATTATTACAACCAATTATTCTGCACATACAGAATACTGCAATAAGGACAATAGTTTTCTAGTAGAAATTAATGAAACTGAAGTTGCTAATGACGGAAAATGGTTTCATGGATTTGGAAACTGGGCAAAACTTGGGAAAGAACAACTAGAACAAACTGTAGAACACATGAAATTTGTGTATAATAATAAAGTTAGATCTAATGAAAAAGGATTGGAAACAGCACAATACTATTCTTGGTTGAATACGGCTTCTATTATCAACAATACTTTAACAGACAGAAAGAGTTATAACAATGCCACTGCCTAAACGAGGAAACAAGGAGAATAAAAAAGATTTTATGACAAGGTGCATGGGAGACTCAAAAATGGCAAAGGAATTTCCTGATTCTGGTCAAAGATATGCTGTATGCATGGGGCAAAGCAAATCTTCTCTGTTAGAACAGGTATGTGATATTATTGAGGAAAACAGTTTGGGTAACACTGAAGAAATTACTCCATATAATTTTATTATCCCAGACAATAGTATGTATGTAGATTTTAAAGAAGACACAGAAGAAGTTTCAGTTAATTCTATTGCTTCTTTTATTTACAAAGATCCACATACAGATGAGTTATTTTATTTTAGTTCAAAAGCTAATCATTATAGAGATAATATTCAACTAGAATATGTATCAGAAGCAGCGGAATATCAAGGAAGAAAAGTAACTTTAAATAAACCATTTAGAACTCCAGATGGGCCTAAAAAATTTAGTGTCTATGTCAAGAATGAAAAAGGAAATGTTGTTAAAGTAAATTTTGGTGATCCTAATATGGAAATCAAAAAGGATGACCCAGCAAGGCGTCGTAGTTTTCGTGCTAGGCATAAATGCGATAGTCCTGGGCCAAAATGGAAAGCCAGATATTGGTCATGTAAAAAATGGTAGAAAAACTAATAGACCAATGTGAAGATCATTTAAAAAATAATAACATGACTTATGTTGAACATTTTAAATTTGCTTCTTTGCATGGCTATCTATGTATTAAAGCTGGATTCTTCCTTTGCGTTCATAGTATCTTTCCTTGTTTTTTTCAGAAAGCAGGAAGTAGATTGGTTCATAAGCTAGAACAAGTATTTATTGAAAGGGAAAATGAGATAAATGAACTTAAACCGGATACTTCTGCATGAAAAAATTCAGAACTTAACATACGATACTGTGTTTACAGAAAAACCTATGAGTAATCTCGTAGATTTTGATTACAAAAAAATATTAGACCCACCACCAGGAAATACTAGTTCACAGACAGAAAAAGAATTACAAATAGTTTCATACGCCACATTACATAGAAATAATAAAGACGTCGTTTTGATTGATAGAATGGATGTGGATATGGATGGATATTATATCAATTTTCTGAATGATCAGAAATTATATTATCCAAAAAGATATATAGACCTGTTTTATGATATCGTAGAACCAGTATTAATGAATACAAAAAGTTTTTGGAATAGACCAAGACCATCTCAACTTGCAAAATTATACGACATACCTATTAGAGTTATAGTTACAGATACTATACATACAGCATCCTATCCTTCTGGACATACGGTGTATAGTAAATTGGTATCGAATATTCTTTCGGATATTTACCCACAATATTCAAAAAGTTTCGATAAAATAGCACAAAAAACAGCAGAAGCAAGAGTAAAACAAGGTGTTCATTATCCTAGTGACAATGCGGCTTCCATAAAATTTAGTAACTACATATACAATAAACTAGAGCCAAAACTAAGGAAGTATTATGACAATTCATAGAGTACATGATGAAGGTGGGAATTTTTATATCCGTAAAGATGGATCAAATTTCTATTTGTATAGCGAAGGAGCAGGACCGGGAGGTACTCCAGGGTTGGTTAGAAATTTTTCATATCAAGGAGATAGTGATTTTGTTTGTAGTTCAACTACAGCTATTAATTTTAATTGGAATGCCCCATTAGATGACGGAGGAAGCCCAATTACTGGATATTCTTTAAGAAGAATAGCGACAGTATCAAATCCAGCTAGTACGACTAGCTTATATTATGGAGATCCAGATACAATATTAGATTTCTTTTATTCTCCTTGTGGTGGTGGAAATACTGGAAGTAATCCTATAACAGTAGGTAATGTTACAAGCCTTGAGATTGAAGATTGGTCGTGTGGCGTTTACAGTTTTCAAATTGCTGCAATAAATGCTAATGGAACAGGAAACTATACGCCTATTGAACTTGATGGTGTCATGGGGGTATTATATCTAGGATGGACAGATGTTGGTGCAGATAATATTGAAGTTAGTGTCGGAGCATCAACAATTGATGTTACATACATTTCTGATAATGAGGATTGTACTGGATTTGATAACTACCAAAATACTAGTGGTACCTTATACTCTTACGAAGGCTCGGTTGTTTCAACATATAGTTCTTATTCTCCAGGAACTTTAACATTCACTAGACCATCAACAGGATGGTATTATATTGGTAATGTAATTGAAACATGGACAAACTATAGCACAAATTGCGAAGTGCGTAAAGATGGTTGCTTCCCTAGGCGGTTCTATGTATCATAACCTTAATTATAAAGAGCATTAAATAATGAAAATACACAGAGTTTATGAAGAAAATGGAAGAATTTATTTAGAAGAAACCAATAATTCTCTATATATTAATACAGAATCTACTTCAGGAATAGAACCAGTATTTTCTGGTGCTCCTCTACCTCCTAGTGGATTTAGATTAAGTTTAAACGCTCTTAGTCTTAATAGAGCGGCTTCTCCAACTTGTGAAGGAAATGGAGATCCAGATGAATTAAGAATAACATTTAGTTGGAATATTAATGATCAGGTTAATGATCCAATACACTGGTATGCTATTAGGAGAGTACCAACAGCATTTATTGGCGTTGATGACACGCCAGATGGATATCCGTCTGGAATGAACGGACAATATGGATTAGTTGTTTCTGGGGTAGTAAGTGGCGCATTAGAGTATGTTACTAATTTTGAGCCATATAAGGTAGATACTCTTACAGGAACCGGAGATAGTGTTGTTGCTGTAACCAACTATGATGCTTCAGATAGTTTTTATCAGTATGGCTTTAATAATTACGGGAATACTCCTAGATATACTAATGGATTGGGTATAACCAGTATAACTTTTAGTAGTGGAGAAAGTCCTAAAATTACCTTTAGAGATAATACTGAAAAATCTAGATTTAGAAACTTAGGGGGGGTAAGCGGCCCTCCTATGAGGCTAGTTGGCGCAACCGGCAGTATGGGTGATTATAGTTTTGCTTGGAATGGAACCTCTGGAGAATGGGATCTTTCTACATCAAATATTACTAGCGAAACAGCAACATCTATAACCTATTCGGCTATGGAATCCGGGGCTTTATCTGACTTACTTAGTGATTTAGAACAAAGAGGAACTGATAATCAGTGGCTTTATATTCAATTAACCGACGATAGTGATTTTACAGGTTTTTATTTTAATGAGACATGTGTTTTTCCAACGGACATTGAAAGTCCTCTAATATTACGACGCGATTCTCTGATTGAAGATACAGGGGAATATAGAATTGCTGTTCAAGACTATAATTGTGGTCATTTTGGGTTTCAAATTCTAGCACTAAATCCTTCTGGACAAAGCACTCCGGAATATACAGGAATTGCACAGATGACCGAAGAGACATATTCATGGGTCATTAAAGAAGCCACAGATGCTCGTATCTTTGATAGTGGAGGAACAGACTTTGGTATTAGATATGGAGGGTCGAACGGCTTTGATGGGTATTTTGTGGTTCCGAGTGGGTATGTTTCTTTTATGTTATATGCATCTGGGTTCATTTATGACGACCAAGATAACTTGATAACAACAGCTACAAGTACAACTTCAGGTGGTACTGGAGGAGTCATTAATATGACCAGGCCAGCACAAGGTTGGTACTATGCTGTAGTACAGGAACAATGGAGAGTTACAGGAGGAACAGGCGAATATCTTCCAACTATAAATTCTGTAAGATGTGGTGACAATTATCAATATGTTATCAATTAATTATAAGAGGCAATAAATGAGACATCATGAAATCCTAAAAGGTATAGAAAAATCTTTACAAACTAAATCATATGACAATAGATTAGAATATGATAGAAAAAGAATGTATTTTCCATCTCCAGTAGCAGAAGATGACAAAATGATGGTATCTCCAAAAGAAATGGAAAATGAAACTCCAGAACAAGAAATGATGGAGTATAAAGAAGATTTTTACAATATGAGTGTTGGTTCTATAAGAGCTATAATGAGAAATGCACAAAATATTCTAGAAAATCTTGAGAATCCACAGGTCAAGGAAAACTTGACAGAAAGCTGGTTACAGGGTAAAATAGCAATAACTGAGGACTACATGAGAACAATCCATGATTTTCTAATGTATGTCTCAGAGGCTGCCGATACTATTAAAGCAGCAGATAAACCTGGATTATGGGAAAACATTCGAAGAAAAAAAGAACGCGAAGGCAAAAACTACAAACCCGCAAAACCTGGAGATCCAGACCGTCCAACTCCAGAACAACTCAAAAGGGCTCAGTCTTTTGAAAAATCAGAAGCAGATAAACCTGGACCAAAAGACCCAAGGAGAACTCCCGCGCCAAAAAAAGATCAAAAAAGAGGATCTGATAAAAATAAGCCAGATAGTGCTAAAAACCCAAGTGGAAAAATTACATTCAGCAAAGAAGTAACCGAACAGCTTTCTAATAAAGTTGCAGAACATAATAAGAAAGGAAAAGGATCAAAAGCTACTTTAGGTATGTTAAAAGCAGTATATCGTCGTGGTGCTGGTGCTTATTCTACAAGTCATGCACCGAAGATGAGTCGTCATGGATGGGCAATTGCTAGAGTTAATGCTTTCCTAACACTACTAAGAACTGGAAAGCCAGCTAATTCTGCTTATACCCAAGATAACGACTTGCTGCCTAAAGGACACCCTAGAAAAGCTAAATAATTTTTGGATGATTTGGATTAGGATTTTTAATTTTTAAGGAACTAGGAGAGGATATGTCTGTACAAATTGAGGGAATTGGTAAGCAAAAGATTAAGTATCGAGACCATAAAGAAGTAGATTTCTATTGTCTTTCAGAATACCTAACACTTGCTAAAAAGTCTATTTCTAAATTTGCTAATACATTTTATAATGGACTAGCAAGGAAAATGCTAAAAGACGAAGATGCTATTAGCAATGTAGCATATTGTCTAATGCTTGCAGATTGGAGATATGACGAAGACTATCAAAATAAAAATGATAGGCAAAAGAAAACTAAATACTCATACCGCAATCAATGTGCCATCTGGGCTATCCAAAGTTATATCACAAAGAACTACAACAAAAAAATTTCTTCCAAGCATAAAGTTTATTCGTTAGACTATAAGATTGATGAAGAAAGCAATAATACTTCATACGATTATATTCCTGACTCAAAGAGTATAAATCCATTGGAAGATATCTTACAAAAAGAAGAGAAAACAGAACTAAGAAATTTTCTAGAAAATCTGTTTGAAGAAAACTCCCTATCTGAAAAACAAAAAGAGTATATCAAACTGTATTATTATGAAGACTATACTTTTGAGGAAATTGGAAAAAAGTTTGGGCTAACAAGAGAAGCGATCAGACAATCAATCAAAAAAGCTCTTTTGAAGATTAAGGAGGCTTCATATGTTTGATATTAATATTCATATTGTAATTTTTACAACAGACATACAGAACAACAAAAAATATGTTTTGTCTACAAACAAAGATCATATTAATTTACCACAAATGAAAGTAGATCAAGACAAAAAGAAAAATATTGATCAATCCATATGTGAATTTGTTAGGCAAAAATATTTATTTCTAAGCGACTATGAGATTTTGCCACAGTTTGTGTCTTTTCATTCTGAAAATTTATCTCAAAAAGAAAATAGCATAGATATGGTATATGGCAGCATTGTTCCTTTTGACTGTCAAAAAAATGATGAAGACTGCTATTGGATAGAATTTAATATTGCAGACCCTGAGAATTCAGAAGAATCCTATTTGATGATGAATGTAATTAGGAGTTTAACATAATGTTTAATTTATTCAAAAAAAGAAATAATCCTGATGTTAACTTAAAATCTACAGATAATTTTGAGATTAGCATGGAAGAAAACACTATTATGTTCTGTGTTGACGACAGTGACGAAGTAACAATAAAAATAAGTGCTCAAAACTTAGAGAAAAAAGATGCTAAAAAATTTGCTGAAGTTCTATGCTATATAGAACATGGATTATATAGATCAATGATATTGAAAATGCTGCAAGACATGGCTGTTGAAGATCCAGATCGACAAGATTTTATTAGTGAATTAATTTTGTTTTGGTCCCAATATATTGACACATACAAAGATTTGACTTATAATAAAGATGGCCCAGTAGTTCCACCAACAAAGTTTTCTATGTTAGTTAATCATTCGGAAGCAAAATAATGCAAGAACCATTAATCGTATGGGAAAAATGGATAGATCCTTTTGGTCAAGCTTTGGAGGAAGCTAAATGGACAGATTACGAAAATGAAATTGATACTATCGACGATATTGAGTACATTGATGACGATGAAATGGAAATGAGACCCATTAAAGCAATTGCCACACCAATGGGTATTATTCCATATAACGAATTAACAGCACCTTCTAGTCTTTTTAATTTTTGGGTTGGTCATTCGAATTTCGATATCAATAAGAAAATTGCTAATATAATTGAAAAATCTGAAGGAGTAGAAATACTAGATATTTTTACTAGGTATCGTTTCAGAATTGGAATTGGTAAATGTTTTAACGATAGTGAAACTATGAAATTAATCAATGATAAAATTTATAGAGAATTTTAATGAATGTTAAACATAGCGATACATTATCAGATTTCCATGATTATGGAGCAAACGTAAAAACCAGAGAGGTATTTTTACAAAATTATCCAGATAATGGAGAAAATCCTGGTATTGATTATAGAACAGCTAACAATTTCATTAAAAATATTCGTGCTTTAGATTTAGCTTCCAATAAAGATATTCTGGTTCATCTTTACAGTATTGGAGGAGAGTGGAATGATTGTATGGCTATGTATGATGCTATAAATTTCTGCAAATCAAAAATCACAATGATATCATACGGACAAGCTGAATCTGCTAGCAGTATAGTCCTCCAAGCTGCATCAACCAGATTATTGATGCCAAAATCTTATTTTATGTGTCATTATGGAACTAGCGGCTATTCTGGTCAATATGTAAATGTTCATAATTGGAATGATTTTGAAAAAAAATATGTAACAGAAATTATGATAGACATTTATGCTAATAGATGTATTAGGGGCGCTTACTTCAAAGAAAAAAATTATACCATAGATCAAGTTAAAAAATACCTACATAAACGGTTTAAACAAGGGGATTGGTATATAAATCCTGAAGATGCTGTACACTATGGATTTGCTGACGGTGTATTAGGAAGTAGAAAATATCCTAATTTAGACTGTCTTATAAATAACTAAGGTGGACCCCTTAATGTATGTTGACTTTGCTATCATTGACACAGACAATGAAGACAAAAAAGTTAAAGAGACAATATGTTCTGCTTTGAAGTATAATGTCAACAGTATAACAGTACCATATTATCTACTTAAATCTTGCAAACCAATACTTAAAAATTCTAATACAGATTTAAGTTGTTTAGTAGATTTTCCTCTTGGTATTTCTGATGGCAAAACAAGATGCTACGCTGTAGAACAGGCAATTTCTTGTGGAGCGAATAGTATTGATATTAGTATGCCTCAAAATTTAGCTGCTAATAGAAAATACGAAAAAATTAGAGAAGACATTAGAAATATTAGAACGATATGTTCAGACAACATAAAAATCAAATATATTCTTGAGTATAGATCTTTTGATCATAGATGTCTTAAAAAAATATGTTCTATATTTGATGATTACAAAGTGGAATTTGCTACTCCTTCAAGTGGATTTTTTATAGATAATTTAGCAGATAATCTGATCGCATCCTCTTTTCTGCATGAAAACTCTAAAGAAATTCGTGTGATAGCAACAGGAAATGCTTGGACAGAGAACCATTTTTCAATTCTATATAAGTCTGGTGTTTATGGATTTAGAACATTTAATATAGAGTCTTTAAAGAATTTTAAAAAATTCATAGCCACAATTACTTAATTGGTGTATTCTCTGGTATAAGCTCATAATCTCAAACTTAAATAGGAGAAATAAATGGCTACCGCACAAGTAGATGGCAACGCAGTTACAGCAACATCAACATCAAATAATGGTGGTGTTATGAAAGCCAATGGAGGCAATGTAACCGGCTCTCCATTAAATACTAATCCAACAGCAAATCCAGATTTAGGAGTTTTTGCTTCTACAGTAGTAAGTGGAGTTAATACAGACGCCGCTATTTCTGGAGCAGAATTTGCTCATAATCATGTTAGACCGTTATCATTTTTAGTAACAGAAGAACTTGCTGGAGTAGCAAATACAGCACTCAAGAGTCCTGCTGACAATAACGAACTTGTTCGTAATCCAGCACCTTGGGAAGTTATGCGCACTCGCAGACTTACCACTGCTATTAGAGAAGGTAAATTCAATTTTTATACTGGAGCATTTGAGTCAGGTTATCCTGTAACAGAAGTTGACCTATGGTGGGACGTCGCTGCTGACACTGGAGTGTCTGGCGTACCTGACACAGCAGCAACTCCTACACAAGATATTCCAGGTTATCTTAACTACCTATACGGTGCTCCAAATCCATCTGGAGATCAATATAAAGCTAGAACAACTTGGTAATCTAATAACATAAAATAACAAGTATTTTTTACACTTTAAAGAGCCATTCTACTTTTAGGGTATTATGGCTTTTTAATTATCTTGCTAACATTGGAGACAAAAAATGGTTTTATTTGCTGACGAAACAATTTTTAGTTTTTGGCAAAATATAGCAACTACTGCTATCGGTGTAATAATAACATTAGTAGCCTTTTGGGCTGGTGTTATTAGACATATGGCAACCAAACAAGATGTATGTGAAATGATTAAAACAAGAAGTCCATATGTTCATGACAGAAATTATATTATGGAAAGATTAGCGGTTAATAAAGAAATGCAAATAGAGCTATCGAATGCTTTACAAAGAAATAGCGAAGTAATGAACGATCTCAAAATACAGATAGCTACATTAGCTAAAACTCTAGAAACAGTAGAATATAGATTAATAAAAGGGGAATAATTATGGCAACAGCAATTCATTTGGCTAAAAGTGGAGAACTTATTAATAATTGTTTAACTGTTGTTGGTTTGCCTCCAACTGGCCCCTTTGATGGAAGTCCTAACTATAAATTAAGTTTGCCAGAATGTTTAGTTAGTTCTGAACAAACCGCATATGTTACGGGAGTATGGGGTAGTGGCCTAGAAAATCAATTTGATAACAATTATTTCTGTTGCAGTCCAATTGATGGCGGGAGTGCCTAACATAAATGGAGACAATTATGAAGCCAAATTACAAAACTAGTGAATTTTGGTTTACTGTTGTCAGTTTTATTATTAGTGGATTGTATTTACTAGGTTTGATTAACGATTTTGATCAAAAAGAAGAACTTATTTCAGATGTTACTCACGGAGTTGAAAGTATAATTTTGCTTTCTGGTCAATTTGGAATATTATATAGATACATACAAACTAGAAACGAACAAAAGAAAAGTCAAGCTGATTTGGAATTAGCTAAACAAGTTGCTATACAAGTGGAACTAGAACTAGAAAAAAGAAAAAAGGAAAATAATGAACAGTCAAGAATTGATAACACAGGAAGTACAGAAATTAATTGAAACAGTTAAAGCAAGTCTCTCTGATATGAAAAGGATTGCTTTATCAGAAGCATGGAGAATATTACAATTAGCAGTATCTACGGTAATACAAATTATAGAAGCTATTGGACGAGATTTAAGTAGTCCAGACAAAAAGAAACTGGCTATGGATTTACTTAGCAATTTCTATGACAAAGTATTTTTAATTGTAGATGTTCCAGTTGTTCCAAACTTTTTAGAGCCAGTAATACATAGATATGTCAAAGCATTTTTGATGCTACTTGTTAGTTCAACAATTGATAGTATGGTTACTGTTTTTAGAAACACAGGAGTATTTGAACCTAAAAAATCATCAGTAGAGGTATAAAAATGAATTACACACAAAGTTTTGAAGAATTTTCCGCAGGATTAGGCCCAACAGATTTAGCATTATATGCTGGTGTAGGCGTTGTTTTATTTGTATTGTTTAAGGACCAAATGAGCCCAGTACAAAAATTTCTTTTAGATCTATTCAACAGGGCAAAAGATACTGTTGTCGATTTAACTAAACCGGACCCAAATACCCCTGTGCCTGCTCCAGTAGCACCTGTTCCTGGCCCAGTTCCGGTTACTCCTCCAGCACCTCCGGTCTTGGTAAGACCAGAAAATGACCCAAATAAAGTTTTTTTTGAAATGGTTGCCTCATGGAAAAATACAAGAGATTTAGCGGTAAAACATGGTTGTGAAGAAGCAGTAAAGTCTCTCGATGATACATTCCAATATCTTGCCCCAACAGTATGCGAAGGAGAAAATAATGAATAAAAATGTTGTATTACTTATAGGAGCTGTATTAATAGCTGTTGGTGTTTTTAAACCAGACCTATCTAATTTTTTCCCTGGTAATGGAGGAGGTAATACTGTGGTAGTACCATCAGTAGAATTTGCCGAACCAACTGATCCCAATCTAATGGCTTCAGCACTAAAAGTTGCAGATGCTTTAAAAGTTGGAGAAAACCATAAAGCAGATGGTTTAGCACTGGCAAATCTTTATCACGATATTGCTAGACTTATAGAGCTAGATGGAGATAACGAAATTGTTAAAACCACAACAGAAGTTGCTGAAGTTAATAGTGTTGCTGGCAGACTAATGAATCTTCAACTTAGAGGCCAATATCCAGATTTAGCAAAAGCAGCAAAATCTCTTGTTGTAAATGCTCTTAATGGAAATGCTGATCCAAAAGAAGAATCAGAAGTTGATGTTGCTGTACTCAATGCAGAGTCACGATCTGTTGCAGTTACGGCTTTTGATGCATTAGCGTGGGGTTGTTTTGAAGGGAGTAAATAATGCCTAGACTATCGCCTGATCAATTATTAGACCAATACCGTAGAGGTCTTCTAGGAGCTATTTGGGAAGAGCATGTATTTGAAGAATTATTGGATATGTCTAAGTATCCATATTTTGGAGATGGTGCTTCTAGAATCGTAGGCAGTGGTAAAGATAAATTATCTCTTCCTTTTAAAGCTGTATTGGATTTTGATAAGAAAGCATATACAGAACGACAAACTACAGGGGATTGTGTAAGTCACTCAACTCGCAATGCTGTAGATTTAAGTCGTGCCGTAGAAATTGCAGTAAAAGGAGAAAGAGAAGGATGGCACGCTCGTAGTGCTACAGAAGCTATTTATGGGGCTCGTGGTCATGGTGGTCAAGGAATGAGTTGTTCTAGAGCAGCAACTTTTGTTAGTAAAACAGGAGGTATTTTACTTCGCAAGAATTATCCTGGTATTGCCGATTTTAGTAAATACAACGGAAATTTAGGAGCCGGTTGGGGAGGCAGAGGTCTTCCAGATAAAGTTATAGATGAGGCAGAAAAACATCAGGTTCAAACTGTATCACTTGTAAGAACTGTAGAAGAAGCCAGAGATGCTCTTGCTAATGGATATGGAATAAGTGTATGCTCAGGATATGGATTTTCTAATAAAAGAGACTCTAAAGGTATAGCTAGAAAAAGTGGTTCATGGGCACATGCGATGGCATGGGTGGCTTGTGATGATACCCACGAAAGATTTAAAGAAACATTATTTCTAGTTCAAAATAGTTGGGGTAAATGGAATAGCGGTCCTAAAGTACACGACCAACCAGACGGAAGTTTTTGGATCAGAGAAAAAGATGCTGCTGGAATGTTAAGCGGGAACGGAGCCTATGCTTTTAGTAATGTAAATGGATTTCCTCCACAAAAACTCTCAGATTTGGGATTTGTCGATTACCTATAAAGGAGGACATATGAAAATATTAGACAAGATGGCTTTCAATAGATTGGTTGCTATTATAGCAAACTTCGTACTAAATGTTATTAAGTTATTTGCTCCTAAAGCAGTAGAAGATATTGAAGTTCCAGAAGTTACGCCAGACAGAAGAAAAATATTCCCAATATTTAGGAGAAAGAAAAAAGATGAAAATTCCAATTAGTATTTTAGCTTTTGCTTTTATGGGAGGAATCATGTTTAATGATTTTCAGCCGTCTTCAACTAGTGCTGTCAGTATTATTGGAGGAGTTCTAAAAGCTAGACATTCTGTAAAAGAAGACGTAAAATACCCTCGTAAAGACTGTCCAGTATGTAAAGGAAAAGGATGGTATATTAGTGGTGATGGGATAGAAAAAGTAGATTGTGGATATTGTGAACCAGCAAAAGAAGAACCACCAGAAGAAACTGAAGAACAATTTAATGATCCTCCATTAGTTCCCGTAAAACCAAATACTTTTTATTTAAGGAAATAAGATGCCAGCATTAATCATAGAAGAATTAGCTAAAGAAATTTATGATAAAACATTATCTAAAGTTAAAGAGAAAGACAGATATGGAATTGATCCTATAACTATTATTATGATTATTGCCATCATGGTAAATGTTATTAGAGTTATACAAGAATGCAACAAAAATAAAACAACAAAACTATCAACTGGAGAAAAAACAGAATTTTTTAGCACAGATGTAAAATTTAGGTCTTTTAATCATAGTTTTTTGACCAGAATGAGACTAAGAAAAATTTTGAAAAATCAACTAACAAAAGACCAATATAAAGTATATGGTGACGCTATGTTGCAAACTTTGTTAGAGGTAGGAAAAACAGTCAAGGAAGAACAGGTATCAGCCCTTCTGGAGTATAAACATGTTTAGTATATTAGTATGGTGTGTATATGGAATTTTTGTTGGATCTATAGCCAAAAGCATAATCCCTGGAGAAGAAAATTTTGGCTTCATTAAAACAGTAGTACTGGGAGTAGCCGGATCTTATATGGGCGGCGCTATTATGTATCTATTAGGCCAGTACGATGCCGTTTCTCCAGCCGGACTATTTATGGGGGTTTTAGGGTCTTGTCTAGCTTTAATTCTTTACAATAAAATGCTAGAAAATAAGTAGTCTATTTTTTTTACCAAACTTACAGCAAGCCTATTTGAAAAGATAGGCTTGTTTTTTTATTGACACACCGGGCAGAATAGGCTATAATACAAAACCTAAACACAGAACAAGTCTGCAAGGTGTACTATGATATTAGTATTTTACTATTTAGCACTAGCTTTAGATTTCTACAATTTGATAATGGGTCAACATATGCAAAATAATCTATTTGCAACTTCTACATCTATCGGCCTATTATACTTAATTTCTGCAAATACCAAAAAGGACAGGAGATAATATGTCTGCACTTCAAGAATTACAAAATTATACATTTGTTAGTAAATATGCCCGATGGATCGAAAGCAAACAAAGAAGAGAAACATGGAAAGAGGCTGTTGAAAGAGTCAAAGGTATGATGCTAACTAAATATGGAGATTTTGGAATCAATGAAGATATTGAATGGGCATATGATTTAATGTATAAGAAAAAAGTTCTTGGTAGTCAAAGAGCTTTACAGTTTGGCGGCGAACCTATTCTAAAAAGACATGCCAAGATCTATAACTGCACAAGTTCATATTGTGATCGTTTAAGATTTTTTCAAGAATGTTTTTGGCTTTTACTGTGTGGTAGTGGCACTGGCTTTAGTGTTCAAAAACATCATGTCGCAAAATTGCCAAAATTGCAACACGATGCAAAGAAAGGTAGCGGGGTGAAACATGTTATCGAAGATAGTATCGAAGGTTGGGCAGATGCTCTGGGTGTTCTTCTGTCTTCTTATTTTGACAGACCTGCTGATCCATCTTTTGCTGGATTTGCCAATCAACATGTAGTATTTGATTATTCTCAAATTAGAGAAAAAGGCGCTCCTTTAAGTTCCGGAGTGGGAAAAGCTCCGGGTTATGAACCTCTTGCCAATGGTCTCGAAAAAATTAGATCTTTATTAGATAGGTGCATTGCCAATGGACAAGAGAAATTGCGACCAATTGATGCTTATGATATTGTTATGCATAGTAGTGATGCTGTATTGTCGGGTGGCGTTCGTCGTTCCGCCTCATTAGCATTATTTAGCCCAGATGATGAAGAAATGGCTAAGGCTAAAACAGGTAATTGGTTCATTGATAATCCACAAAGAGCAAGAAGCAATAACTCAGCACTCTTGCTAAAAAATGAAACAACCTATGAACAGTTTGCTGCTCTCATGGAGAGCGTAAAAGAGTTTGGAGAGCCTGGATTTATCTGGAGTGAGTCAAAGGACATGATTTTTAATCCGTGCGTAGAAATCGGTATGTGGCCTGTTGACGAGACTACAGGAGAGTCTGGATGGCAAGGATGTAATCTTTCAACTATTAATTGTTCTTCTTTAGCAGACGAAGAAGATTTTTATGAGAGATGTCGTGCTGCTGCTATTATTGGAACCTTACAAGCAGGATTTACTGACTTAGAATACCTTGGTTCGGTAAGTAAGAATATTTTTGATAGAGAAGCATTGCTTGGTGTTTCGCTTACAGGAATGATGGAAAAACCAGATTTAGTACTAAGCGACAAGGTATTAAAGAAAGGTGCTGGAATCGCTGTAAAAACCAATAGAGAATTCGCAGATAAGATTAATATTAATCAAGCGGCAAGAGTTACTTGTTTAAAACCAGAAGGAACTTCTAGTTCTATGCTTGGTACTAGTTCAGGTATTCATCCCCATCATGCCAAACGATATATCCGTCATGTTCAGGCAAATGTTCTTGAAGCACCATATGGATATTTCAAAAGTTATAATCCACAAGCATGTGAGAAAAGTTCGTGGTCGGCAAATGATACTGATGAAGTTATAAAGTTTCCTATTGAAGTACCAGATGGATCAAAATTAAAGAATCAACTTCCAGCAGTTGAAATGCTCGATGTTGTTAAAAATACTCAAATTCATTGGGTTAATTCTGGTAAGAACAAAGAACTTTGTACTCAACAATTTTTGAGTCATAATGTCAGCAACACAGTTACAGTTAAGCCAGACGAATGGGAAGATGTAACAAAGTTTATCTATAAGAATCGTCAGTATTATGCCGGTATTAGTCTTATACCACAAAGTGGAGACAAAGATTATCCACAAGCTCCATTTACCACTGTATATACTTGTAGAGAAATTGTGAAAGAATACGGAGATGCTTCATTATGGTGTTCTGGTCTTATCGAGCTAGCTCTTCAAAACTTTAATAATAATCTATGGGCAGCTTGTGATTACGTTATATTAAACCAATCTAAAGAAGGAGATGATGATAACAAGCTTAGGTTTGTGACTAAAATGAAGAATTTTGCTGGTAAATATTTTGAAGGAGATGTTAGACGTTTAACATATTGTATGAAAGATGTTTATAATTGGAAAGTTTATTGCGATCTTAAAGATAGTTTTAAGAAAGTTGATTATACTCAATTATCAGAAAGCGAGGACAACACCACAGGCATAGAAGAAGTTAGTTGTGCTGGCGGCGCTTGTTTAATCTAAAATTTATAATCGAAAGGTATCAACTTGAGAAAAAAGAAAACAACAACAGATAAAAAACCTAAGTTTATTGATATCACTAAAAGTATTATGCCAGAAATATCTGAAATCAAACACAAAAACAGATTAATTGCTAGAAGCGAAAATCAAAAAGATTTTATTAGATCTATGATAGAAAACGATGTGGTTTTTTGTCAGGGTTTAGCAGGGTCTGGAAAGACTCATATAGCAATTGGTATGGCTATAGAATGGCTTCTTAAAGATAAGATCGGCAAAATAGTTATTACTAGACCTGTGGTAGAAGCTGGTGAAAAAATCGGGTTTTTACCTGGATCAGCAGAAGAGAAAATCCATCCTTATTTAATACCTATTCTTGATGAGATTAATCATTTTATTTGTATGGCAGATTATGCGAGACTTAAAAATGAAAATAGAATAGAGATTGTTCCTCTAGGACTTATGAGAGGAAGAAATTTTCATGATGCTTTTATTGTGGCCGATGAATGTCAAAATGCTACTTACGAGCAATTAAAGATGCTTATTACCAGAATTGGAATGGATAGTAAGATGGTATTGACAGGAGATGCTGCACAAAGCGACTTGAACAAGCATATGAAAGGGGGATTTATAAAACTTATGGAAAGATTGGCAGATGTTGAAGGTGTCGGTCTTTCTTTTTTAGAAGCATGTGATATAGTAAGAAATCCGATCATAGGCAAGATTCTAGATAAATTAGAAGAATATGAAAACAAACCATACTAAATGTTTATTACTAAATGTAGATTATACTCCAGCCTGTCTAATAAATTGGAAAAGAGCTATAGTCTGGTATTTCAAATACAACAATAATAATAAGTATGGTATAGATATCATAGATTTCTATAAAAATGATTATATTCATGGGGTTAGTCAAAATTTTCCTATACCTGCTGTAGCCAAAACTAAAAGATACTTTAATTTTGGTTCTGATGTTGTAACATTTTCTCGCAAAAATATTTTTGTGCGAGATAGTTATACATGTCAATATTGCGGTAAAAAATTTGAATATAATAAATTAACTTATGATCATGTAGTACCTAAGTCTGCCTATGGTCCTACAACATGGACTAATATAGTGACTGCTTGTGTGCCTTGTAATTCAGCTAAAGGAAACAGAACTCCTAAACAAGCAAATATGCCGTTATTAAAACAACCAATAAAACCCGAAAAAAGACTAAGATACTTGCCAATTTTCGACTATCTGGCTACTATAAACAATGTTCCAGAGGAATGGAGACTGTACCTACCGGAGTATTAGAATGCCAGAGTATACCTATAAGTGCGAAGAATGCAATTCTACATTCGCTGTAGTCTGTAGCATATCGGAATATAAGGACCATCCTAAATGTTGTTGTGGATCAAAAAAGACAACTAGAAAGTATGCCGAAGATTGTTTAACTATTAATGGAAGTGTTAGGCTCGGTGATAACGAATTAAAAACATTAGGAGATTTAGCCAAAAGAAATACAGAGAGAATGAGCGACGACGAAAAACAAGCTATATGGGCCAAGAACAATGCATATAAGGAAAACCCTCCAGATAAACCATTGCCGAAGGGTATGTCACGACTAAAAAAACAACCAAAAATGAAATGGACTTAATATGAGAGATAATTTTAATGTAGATTCATGTATTTACAAACCTAATAACGGATCTATTGAAACAGCAGGTTCTTCAGCAGACGAAGACAAATTCTACACTGTATTAGGACAACAAGAATTTATTGATCCTGATGGTTATTCCAGAGTAACAGAAAAATCAGATCATATTTATGCTAAAGCAATTAATACAGAAGGTGAAACTAAATACTTTGTCAAATGCAATAGATATGGTAAATTATTTAATCCTTCTGGAATGTTTACAGAAGGTAACCATAAGAGATTTAATAAAATGATTGGTGCTAGTGAGTTTAATTTTAAAAGAGTTAATCTAAGAATTTTTGAACTATATACAAGTTTTTTGAAAACCAAAAATGTAGCATGGCTAAATAATGCAGAAAGGGAGATGACTTAATGGGATTTAAAGTTAGTAAAACTAAAGAATATGCTGTTTTGTATTTACACAGAACTACAGGAATGTCAGTCAATGCTGTTGCTGACGCATTAGATATTGCGGTTTCTACAGTAGAGAAGGTGTTAGAGGACAATCCTGTATCAAACGCAAATGATAACTTTATTCATGAAACTAATGAAAAAAGAACAAGAAATGTTGCTATTATGACAAAGGACGGATCAACTAGCGGAGATTCAATAAAAGCAGGATCTGCTGAAAGACGAGAAACTATCTTTAAGCCTCGTGGATAATGTCAGAAAAATACTTATCTAAATATTCTAATGGGAAAGAGATTACTGCTGCCCAGTATATCACAGAGATAATCTGTGAGCACTGGGCCAAGCAGAATCAACAGGATTTGCATTATAGGTTTTGGTCAACTAGCGAGAAGTGGCAAAAACATTATAAAGGACAAATTTCTACGGCCAATAAATTGGTCAAAAAATATAATGCTAAAGCAATAATCAAAGCATTAAATGATCCTAAAGCATCTAGAATTTATTCCTTGCGTGCTCCTCATCTTCCTGCTATCATAGAGCGATACGAAAAGATATTGGAAGAGCAAAAAGAAGAGTTGACCAAAAATTTTGAGAGGAAAGAGAATGCTAAGTTTGAAAAAAATAGGTCAAAGAAAAACATTATTTCTAAATTAAAGGATCTAGATGACTAATACTATAGAAAAAGATATCACTAAAACTTTTGGTGATAATATCATTTTAACTGGGAATTCCATTATTGATTCCAAAAATGTGATCATTCCAGTTAGTCCAGTATTGGATATTCTTTTAAATGGAGGAGTACCAGAAGGAAGCTTTGTAGTTTTAACTGGACAGCCTAAATGTGGCAAAACAACGACCTCTCTGTATTTAGCTGCCACGGCACAAGACCCAAAATACGGTCATGACTCTTTTAAAGATGGAAGAGAAGTGTACTACCTTAACATTGAAGGTAGATTGAAGAAAAGAGACCTAGAAGGTATTCCACATCTTAATCCAGAAAAATTTCATGTGATCGGATCTCAGCAGGGCAAAATTCTTCATGCCGAAGAGTATCTTCAGATAGGAGAAAAGATTATTAATGAAGTTCCTGGTTCTGTTGTTATCATAGACAGCTATTCTGCACTATGTACAGAAGCAGAGATCACAAGCGACATGAGTAAAATGCAACGGGCGGACGGAGCAAAGTTACTTGCTAAATTTTGTAGAAAGGTGGCTAATGTTATTCCTGTTAATAAAAATATTGTTATTGGTATTACTCATTTGATGGGTAATCCAACTGGATATGGTGCAGAATTTAAAGAAAAGTCTGGGCAAGCTATCGCATATCAAACAGATATTAAACTAAGAGCAAAGAAATTTAGTCCTTGGACTATAGGAAGCGACACAACACCTGTGGGTCAAGAAGTAGAATGGCAAGTAGTATGCTCTGCGTTAGGCGCTCCCGGTGCTACGATGACTAGTTATATCAGATATGGTCAAGGTATTGACAAATATACTGAAATAGCACAACTAGCATCAGATTTTGGTATCATAAACAAAGCAGGAGCATGGTTTACAATGACTCATTTAGAAGACAAGCCTAAATTCCAGGGATTAGAAAAGGTTAAAAAATATATTGCAGAGAACCCAGAGGTTTATGACGATTTAGTAAAGCAAGTTAAAGAAATGATGGGGGTCAAATGTTAGTAAAAGATTTAGACGGCAATAATCATAATTGGTTACTTACGGGGAATACAGCATATGGCACTGCAAATAAATCAGAACTGCATTTACGAGCCAGAGCATTATTAAAAGAAGAGTATCCGACACTACAATTACTAGAAGAAGTATCTATTCCATTGCGTAAAGGTGTTACTCTATATATGGATTTTTATTTGCCATTAAAAAAGATTTGCGTAGAAGTCCACGGAGAACAGCACTATAAGTTTATTCCTTTTTATCATTCAAACATGGTTGCTTTTGTCAAAGCAAAAAAAAGAGACTTAGAAAAGAAGGAATGGTGCGAACAAAACGAAATTAGACATATAGTTTTCCCTTTTGATGGAACTGATGCCGAATGGAGAGATATTTTGCATGAAGACTAAAGAAGAAGTCCAATATTGGGACAATATTCTTGATGAATACGAAAAAGGCATTGGGATGCCTGTTTATTCAGAAAGTGCGTTTCAAGAAATAGAGCTACAAGAATATTTGACTATGAATCGAGACTCAATAGAAAAATTGAGTCCAGAAGACTGTGCTCAAATTTCTATGAGATTGGGTCAATTTGCTTTTCATATCCAGCGAACTATTAATAGAGAGCAAGCTAGACATAACTGGGCAGAAGAAAGTGTTAAAGAAGTCATAGCAAACGAACTCAATAATTACAAAGGATATGGCTATGTAGAAAAAAGCTACCAAGCTATTGCCGGAAATGAAAAAGCTTCAGCATTAAATAAAATTAAAAAATACGCAAAACAAAGAATGGACAGGCTCGGTTTTCTAGCAAACAATCTTAAAAATTTGTCAGACATTCTATTATCTATACAAAGAACAAAGGTGAAGCATGGGACTTGAAAAAGAAGACATAATGGCATTGATCGCTATTTTGCAAAAAGGCTTGACAGACGAAGAATCTGATGTAGAATACGAAGAACCAAAGACACAAAAGAAATCTAGAGGTAGACCAAAGAAATCTTCAAAGAAAGAACAAAAGCTAAACAAATTCGATAGTATGCCAGAAAAAAATATGCATAAAAAGGATACTATCATTGATAAAAAATTATGGGGCAAAAATAAGCCAACTGAAAGAACTAGAAATTTTCAGACTATAAGTGTTAGATGCAGAATTTGTGGAAAGACAGAAGATGTAAATCCTTCTTTGGTTGATAGTCCAGAGAGGTACAAGTGTAATAGATGTGCAACAGCTTCAGGTTAAAATATGTTAAACGATCCATCGGCAGAAAGAGCGGTATTGGCTGGTATTTTTTCTTACGGAGAAAATGCATATTTAGAAGTTTCAGATATTATTACAGAATCTACATTTACTATTGATAGTAATGTTATTATCTATAAATGTCTTAAACATTTGTGTGACAAAAATTCCGAAGTTGATATTGCCTCTGTATACTCGGTTGCAGAAGAATTAGGTGTCTCCACTATCTTGCAAAAAAAGCAAGAAGCACAACATCTAAGAGCAATTGTAGATTTTCCTGTAAGTTTTTCTAATCTTAGAAAGTTTGCCGGCAAAATCAGAAAGCTAGAAATAGCAAGACTTTTAAGAAAGCAACTGGAGTTAGCCCAAGATAAACTATTAGATATCAATGGTTCTGAAACCATAGGATCAATTCTTGCTGTAGCAGAAGACACGGTTTTTAATTTCACTAATCTGCTTAATGACAACGACGAAGCTCCTCATCATATTGCTAGCGACCTAGAAGAATATATTAAGGAACTAGAAGAAAATCCTATTGATCAAGTTGGTGTTCCTACTGGATTTCCGATTTATGATCATGCTATAGGTGGAGGATTAAGAAAAGGCACAGTTAATGTTATTGGAGCAAGGCCCAAGACAGGTAAAACTTTATTATCTGACAATATGGGATATCATATAGCTTCCCAAGGAATTCCTGTACTAAATATGGACACAGAAATGGCTAAACAAGACCATATTCATAGAGTCTTGGCGATGATGACAGAAACAGAAATCAATGATATTGAAACTGGTAAATTTGTAGATAACCCGGATAAAAATACAAAGATTCAAAATGCTGTACAAAAACTTAAAAATACCAACATATTCTACAAAAGTATTGCCGGTAAACCATTTGAAGACCAATTGAGTATTATGAAAAGATGGCTTGTGAAAGAAGTTGGATTAAATGACGACGGAACAGCAAAAGATTGCGTTATCTTTTATGATTATCTAAAGTTGATGGACACAGCAGGAATGAGTCAAGACCTTAAAGAATATCAGGTCTTAGGCTTTATGATGACGCAGTTGCACAATTTTGCGGTCAAGTTTAAAGTTCCTATAGTAGCCTTCATCCAACTAAATAGAGACGGCATAACGAAAGAAAGCACAGACTCAGCGAGCGGCTCTGATAGAATTATCTGGTTGTGTTCTAATTTCACAATCTTTAAGAGAAAGAGCGACGAAGAAATAGCAGAAGACGGAGCAACAAACGGAAATAGAAAATTAGTTCCTCTAATCGCTAGACATGGAGGAGGTTTGGACGACAACGACTATATTAATTGCAATATGAAGGGTTGGTGTGCAAAAATTACAGAAGGTAAAACTAGATTAGAATTGGTTAATAATACTCAAGACAAAGACGAAGGATTTATTGTTGATGAAAACGATGAAGAAATCATCCCGTTCAATTGATCAAACAAAACTGAAAATTTTGTGTGATATAGCTTGTGATGATATAGATTCTCTATTAGAGTATTTTGATATTGAATTTAAAAATAATGGCAAAATGATCACCATGTCTTGTCCGATTCATGGCGGCGACAATCCCTCTGCTGTTAATTTATACCCAGAAGGAGAAACATATAGAGGCAATTGGAAATGCAGAACACACAATTGTGAAAAATATTTCAAGTCTTCTATTATAGGTTTTGTTAGAGGGGTTTTAAGTCATCAAAAATATAATTGGGAAAAATCTGGGGATAGATTTGTTAGTTTTCAAGAAGCATTAGATTTTCTAACTAATTTTACAAATAAAGACCTTAGCAATATTCATGTTTCTAATTCTGATAGAAATAAACAAAGCTTTACAAGCGTCATTAATTATGTTAATAAAAAACAGGCTGAAATAGAATCTAAAGTTACAAGACAACATGCGCTAAATTCTTTAGATATTCCATCTCAATATTTCGTAGATAGAGGATATTCAACAGAAATATTAAATAAATATGACGTAGGTCTTTGTAATAATCCTAAAAAGCCTATGTATTCTAGAGCTGTTGTTCCTGTGTATGATAATGATCACAAATATTTAATTGGCTCTTCTGGAAGAAGTATATTTCCTTGTTGTAAAGACTGTGGTGCATATCACAATCCAAATACCTCATG